CAGAAAGATACACTTCTCCAGACTTTGATGTAGACTTTTCTAATCAAGAAGCTGTAGTGCAATACTTATCGCAAAAGTGGGGAGATAAACATATCTCTCATATCATTGCGTTTGGCACTCTTACTGCTAAAGCAGTGATACGCAACATCATGCGTATACATGGATTTACAGAAAAAGATATAAATTTAATAACAAAATCATTACCAAAGAAACTTGAATTGACTCTTAAAGATTGTGAAGCGAGTTCGCAGTTCGTTTCGTTCTGCACCTCTCATCCTCTCTTAGCCAACGCAATGTATCATCTAGAGGGCAAAATCAATCACACTTCACTACACGCTGCTGGCATTCTAATCACACCAAATCCTGTTTCACACTATTGTCCTGTTGGATTTAGCAAAGAGTTTAACTCTTTAGTATCTGGTTTTGATAAGTATATGCTTGAAGAATTAGGACTCTTTAAGTTTGATATTCTTAAACTAACAACTCTAACAGCAATCGATTACACACTTCAACTTATACACAAAAATACAGGCAAAACAATAGACTTAGATAATATTGATTACGAAGATAAACACGTTTATAATTCTTTTAACTCTGGCTCAGTGTTTGGAATATTTCAATTAGAGGAACAAGGCGAATTAACTAAAACATTACGTCCAAGTAATTTTAGCCAATTAACGGCACTCAATGCACAAATCAGACCAGGCGTAGGTGATGTTAAAACTTATATCGAACGTCTTAATGGTTTGCCATATAAAACATATGGTAGCGAGCCATATATGGATGAAACGCTTGGAGTTATAACTTATCAAGAACAAATCATGTTAAGAGTTAACAAACTTGCTGGTTGGTCTCTTGGTAAGGGAGACTCTCTAAGAAAAGAAAAACATATTTCACTTAACACTGATTTGCGAAATAAATATATCGAAGATACAGTTGCTATTTCACATTTGACTAAAGAGGATGCTCTAGAGTCTTGGATAGAAATATGTGATGCATTAGAAGGTGGTTATAGTTTTAACAAATCTCATGCATGCTCATACGCTAAGATAGCATATCAAACAGCATGGCTTAGATTTTATTATCCAAACTATTTTATGACCGCTCTAATGAGTGCAGAAATTAATAACGACAATAAACCAATAACAACTCGTATTATGCAATGCAAACAATTAGGTATACCAATATTACCTCCAGACATTAATCTTAGCGAAGATACGTTTATCGTTGACAAAACAGGTATACGTTTTGCTATAAATACTATATCAGGAGTTGGTGTAACAGCGTTAGAAGAAATAAAACATTTAAAACCTATAAAGTCCTTGACAGATTTGCTTAATCGTGGTAATCTTAGAGTGTTAAATAAAAGCGTGATAACAGCACTAATTAGTGCAGGTTGTTTTGATTTCTCAAATTCAAATAGATTTGCATTACTCGAAGAGTATCATGGGTTTCGCGGAGATAAAGTAATAACGCAAATGTATCATGGAAAAGTTATTACTAATATACAAAAAGCAAACATGGAAAAAGACGTTTTAGGTGTTTATATTACAAGTAATCCATTAGATGATTTCTTTTATAAACCATTAACTGATTATCAAGAAGGAGAAAACGCAATAGTTTGTGGAGAAATAATTAAACATAAAAGTGTTTTTGATAAAAATAACAATAAAATGTCTTTTGTAACGTTAGCAACCAAAGAAAATAATGTTGAAATTATAATATTTGCTTCTCAATATAATCAATATCAAGATTTATTAGAAGAAGGAGTGTTTATTATGGTGAATGGTCGAAAAGATAAAAGTAAAGTAATAGCAAATACTATTAGAGAGTTGGAAATATAATGAACAGAACAGATAAATATTATTTATTTAAAGTTGGAGATAAGGTAAAAATACGAGAAAACCTAGCAAATGGTGGCACTTATTCCTCTGTTAAACTTCCAACAATTCAAGATGATGTAGTTGGAGCAATGTACGATATGCGTGGAATGATTGTACACATTACAGAACTTGATGGCGGTAAATATCACATTAATGAAGATGGACATAAATGGTATTGGATAGATAGTATGTTTGAGCCAGTACCAAAAACTCCTAGATATGTTGAATGAGGTGTAGTTATGAAATGTACAAATTGCTTTGATGAAATTATAGGCGAACCCATATTATGTGCTTGTTGCGAAAGTCCAATGCATAATGATTGTGTACAATTTTGCGTATCATGTGGCAAACCATTATGCGATGCATGCGCTACAAGTAATAAATGGTTATGTGATACATGTTTTATGGAAAAACAAAACAAGAACAATATTGATTTTATGTCTTCAACAATGTTCGAAGCATATTTGACATGTCCATATAGTTTTAAAATAGATTTTATTGATAAACAAAAACATCTTAAATTCAGAGCAGAAGATGAAGAGCAAATTGGAGATAACAAATACGCTGCTTGCGGTAGAGAATTACATGACTTGTTTGAAGAATATTCGTTAAAAGATGAAAAAACAATAGAAGAAATGATTAATTCTTATATTGTTAAATTTGAAACAATACCAAACGATTTATTTGACAGTAATGAAGATAGAGATATATTTTATAAAAGAGATTTAATAATTATTAATAATTGGTTTAATCAAGAACAAGAATGCCCAAAACCTTTATTTACAGAGAAACAACATTTTGTTCAAATACATGATGATTTACCTCCAATTCGCGTTACTATTGATAGAATAAATGGCGATATAGAACACGTTGATGAATGGATTGTAGAGGATTACAAAACAGGTAAAGTATATGCTGGCGATAAACTACGTTATAATTTGCAAATGCCTATATATGCTTTGGCAATTAAACAACTCTATGGACATATTCCACAAACATTACGTTTACGCTTTCCTCAACATAATTGCTATAGAGAATTTAATCGTATTAATGACGACGTTTATCGTTGTATAGTACCAAGAGGTAAAACGTATAATATATCGTTAAAAACAACTTTAAAAACAATGATTAATATTTATAATAAAATTAAAAATGGACATTTTTCACCAAATCCAAAAAATGAATTCTTTTGTAACACGTTTTGCCAATATGGAATATCAGGAGAATGTAAAGGAGTGAGTACACATTGGGACCTATACAAGTAGGAGATAAGATTAAACCGGCAAAGGGTTATGCCTCTACTTCGACAACATGGAGCGAAAGAGGTAAACAAAATTTTATATATTGTCACGAAATCAATGTTGAACGCAATCATATTCGTATATCAACACAGCCTTATGGTAAGCATGTAAACACTAGAAATTCACAACCGCATAAATGGATTAAATATAAACAAGAACCGAGATATTTTGAATAGGAGGTATTATGATAAAATTAACTGTTCCACTTCCTCCAAGCATTAACCATGCATATTTTTTTCACAATGGTAGACGTATTAAAACTAAAAAAACAAAAGACTATGAATTATCAATATTAAAAATATTAGAAAATCTAACATATACAAAACTTCCAGACAAGACAAAAATTATAATGGAACTTACTTATTTCTTTCCAGACCATCGTATTAGAGATACACACAACACTCCAAAGATAATCATCGACTGTTTAGAAAAACATTTGTTTACAAATGATTATTGGGTATTACCAAGAATAATGGATTTTACAATTGAACCAGGAAATCCAAGATTAGAAATAAGTCTTTTTGTAAAGAGGTAATATATGAATATATGTCTAATTTGCAAATTCAAAGATACATGCACTAATATTGTTTATGTTGGCATAATTGTTAATTGCAAAAAATATCAACAAGATTATGATTTATATAAAGAATATGTCAACAAGAAAGGGAAAAAAGATGGGACTAAAGTACACTCAAGAGAAACTCCCACAACATCTACTTGATGCATTAGAAATTTGGATACATCCAAAAATGTTCCAATATATCTTATCACACAAAAATTGTTACATAGCAGGTGGTGCAGTTAAAGATGTTGTTGCCAACCAAGAGCCTAACGATATCGATGTATATTTTTTACGTTATAAAGATTATAAAGATTTTGTATCCTTTGCAATGACGGTTACAAAACGCAAATTTAAAATATATAAAACAAACTTAGCTGTTAGTTTTGATGATAACGTGCATAAACGATTACAAGCTATCAAGTGTACTTGTGGACCAGTATATAAAGTTTTAAATGAATTTGATTTCACTATAGTGAAAGGTGCTATTTGGGATAATAAACTAATTAAATGCACTACATTTGACCAAGACAATGCTAGTAAACAATTAGTATATTGTACAACAAAAGCACCTGCTTCTAGCGTTTATAGAGTAAAGAAATATCAAGGCAGAGGGTATACTATAAGCGAGGACGATTTTAATCGATTACAGAGCGATTTAAAGGCTCACAATGGACACAATAAGATGGAATATGAAGGGTAAGTGGTAATAATGGATTATATTATAGCAGATACACATTTTAATCACAAAAATATTATGCAATACGAAAATAGACCTTTTAACTCTATTGAAGAAATGAATACTACAATAATAAATAATTGGAACAAAACAATTGATAAAAATGATAAAGTTTTTCATCTTGGAGATTTTGGATTTGGAAATCAACAAATGATTGCAGAGATAATACGACAACTCAATGGATACAAGGTATTGATAATTGGCAATCACGATACACGCAAAACAAGATGGTATATTGATGCAGGTTTTAATGAAGTATATAAGTTTCCAATTATATATAAAGAGTTTTACATATTTTCACACATACCAGTTTATCTAAACGACAATATGCCGTATTTAAATATACATGGACATTTGCATGGTAAACGATATGAAAGCAAACAATATATCAACGCATGTGTAGAATGGCACGACTATACACCAATATCGTTTAGAGATATTATAAAGAGGGAGGAATAAATGCAACTACTAAAATATATATTACGTTGGCAATTATCTACACCAATACTATTTGCTTGTACTTTACTACCTTTGCCTCCATTGGTAAAAACTATTATCGGTAATTTATTAGGTGCTTTGATATTTTTCAAAATAGATGCAAGAATATTTAATAAGGAGGAATAAAATGCTTTTATATTTAGCAGGTCCAATATCATCGAAGTTTGGTATAATAGGAGAAATGATTAACATTCTCAAAGCAAGACGTATTGCACACTTGCTCTGGAAACAAGGATTTATTGTTATATGTCCACATACAAATTGCTTTTTAATGCATGGATTAACACGAGAACAATGGTACAAAGTTGATTATCATTTGTTAAGAGTTTGCGATGCAATAGTAATGATGCCTACTTGGAAGAAATCTCCTGGCGCAGTAATGGAATTAGAGTATGCAAAGAAACATGGTATACGACAATATTATTGGTATAATCAACTTAATGGTATTTCGGAAGAAGGTAATTAAACATGGCTAGGCCTAGCACTAAAATAAATATACCTTATGTTGAGCGATATTGTAATATGTGTAATGAAATCATCATAAACTATCGCAACAATCAATTCACATGCGAAGATTGTCTAAAAACTAAACGCAAATCAGCATATAATTCAAAAGAACTTCTTGCTATTAGAAATGGCAAAACAACAACTCCAACTAAACGCACACGAAAAAAGAAACCAGAAACGTTACATATTGTTGCTAAAAAAGCAAACGAACATCATATGTCATATGGTTTATATGTAAGTAAATATTTAAGGTAGAGTTTTTACACTCTACCTTTTTTTATACTCTTTTTTAGCGTTAAAGTTTAAAACTTATCTTTATCTGTTGGATTGTTAAACACGCCAAACGCTACTAGGATGCCTCCTATACCCATAAATACTTTGGTAAAATTATCAGCACTAATTCCAATAACATTCCACAAACCATAAGTATCTCCAAGTATAATAATTACCGGTAACAATGTAATCCATGCTGGCCAAGATGTAAAACGGTTTTGCATAAAATATACCTCCATTTAAATATATATTTTTTTACTACGGTGTAAATCGCAAACATAGGCGACTATATCAAACCAAACCAGATTTACCAACGATACTAATTCCTATCTGCGTTGCTAAGAATAAAAAGAAACCAACTACCATTGTAAAGATGATGCTTTTTTGAAACTTGTCCAAATCCTCCTTAGTTAAATAATTAATTTCGATATTGCGCAATACTTTATCAACACCATCTTGGCGTTTCTTTACGCGTTCAGAGCAATCTTTAAGATTGTTTATTTCTGACTCGAAGAAACCTAAATCTTTTTCGTGTAGACATTCGTGCTCTGATGCGCTCATTTACACCACCTCAATCTTTCTCTGATTTGTTTTTAATATCTTGTAAGGTTTTTAACCTATCACGCATTGCCCATTCTCTATATTTACCAACGTCATACGAGTATGTTTTGAGACCAGTCAAGAAACCAAGCGTTGCAAGCGTTTTATCGCTTAGTTGCCCATCTTTACCTTCGCCACTTGCTTCGATAATCTTAGAGATATTTTCTGGAAAACCAAGTTGTTTCAAAGCATATCTACCATATGGGTTCATTTGTGGAGCTTTATATTTAACATTATCTGGAGTGGTTAATCTGTTTAGTTGCAAATAACCAGGAACATCGTCTGTATCGCCTATACCTCTTGATATTGGAGAGTTAAAATAAACGTTTTTATTAGCAAGAGTTTCAATTGGAGTTTTGAGTATCGGAGACATTGAAGTGAAAGCATCTCTTACCATTTCTTCTGGATGAAACGGGTTAACTTTATTTAAATCTCCAAAAGGCATATTAGGATTGAAAAACGTTGGTTCTTGTTTACCAGATGCTCCTTGCACTGTAAACGGTAATTGTATCCACTCTCTAGCGAATTCGTTCATATCTTCATCTTGAACTCTGCGGTTGCTAGGAGTTATACCTTCTACTGAAATAAACAACTTGTTTATATTACGCATTACTTTTGGGTCTTGTAATAACGTTTCTAGTTGTAACGGAATGTTTTTACGCATCCATGTATAATAAGGTATCATGCGACGCATTATTTGGGTCTCAGATGTACTTAAATCTTGATAATCAAACATATACTTGTTGACTCTTTCTGAGGACTCTAGAGGGTCAAATCCGAGCTTTAAACCGCCAATAAAATTGACTATTCTAGCTTCGTCTTCTACGGTAGAACCTACTTTTCTACCTGCTCTATAACCAACAAATTTCTCACTATTCAATGGATTAAACGAACCTTTTTGGTCAATCTTTAAAGCTTTTTTCATAACTTCGGCAGCAGGTGCTCCAGTTGTAAAGTCCATTGTTTCACCGGCAAATCGACCAGGTTTGACAACGTTATAATCTACTAGCATTTGTGCAATATCTTTTAGCAAAATTTGTTTGCCATTTTTGGTTGTAACAAAATCTGTATTATCTGCTAACGACTCTGCATCATGGCGCAATAACGTTACTGCTTTTTTATGATTATCTACGTTAAACGTTTCAGAGCCTATATTAAGATAAGATAAGTATTGGTTAGATATAGCGTTTCTACCATGAAAACCAGGATTTATCGTTGTTTGGTTGTTTTTGATAAGACGTAAAAACTTATCATAAAATTTAGTTAACGCCCAACGCATATCACGCTCTTGAATGTAACCTTGACGTTCTACACGAGCAGCGGTCAAATCAGGCAATGTAAAAGCATCAATATCTTTATTAATTGCTTTAAGTCTAGCTAAAGTATCTGCGTCTATTTTAGTTATTGGTTTCATAAACATATCTGATTTGTATAACTCTTCTGGAAGTTTCAAATCATCAACAAGTTTGATAAAGTTATCACGTTGTTGTTTATACAACGAAGAGCCATTTTCTTGTAGAGTTTTCTGAGCACTTTCAACTGCTTCTTTAAACAATGAGAACTCTGGAAAGGCGTAATTAATAGCTTGAACACTACCAAAATCAGGTTCGTTTTTACGCAAATACTCAAGTATTTCTTCTGGAGTATCCATATATAATTGATTAGTGTCTATATAGCGATAAATATCAAAACCAATTCCAGTAGCTTTTTTTGCTTCATCTGTAGCTTTTGTTATTTTCATGTATATAGGTTTCGTTTGAACGTTAACTCGACGCAAACTATTGAGTACGTCTTGCGAAGAAACATAAGCTGTTTTACCAGGAGGTAAATTGGAAACATCTTTAAGTTTAGAGCCAAACATAGTAACAAGGTTAGAAACAAACTCTTTGTCAAACATAATTTTATTATGTTCCAAACCGCGTTCTAATACAATGCGACTAAGCATATTCTCAAAGAAATCATCTTCTCCAGTATAAGGTTTCATACGTCTATTGATTTCTTCAACGGTACCTTCCATTTCTCTTGTTCTGTTAAAAACATTATCTTTGATTGTATATATATCCAATTTTTCTCCGTTTTTTAACATCTTTTTCATATGCGGAAGATAAGCAAACATCATATCACTAATTTCTTCTTCGAGTCCCCAACGTTGAAACATTGAAGCAACTCTATCAGCGATATTTTTATATTCTTGCGGGTCAATCTCATTACTATCAATTAATACTTTATCTAGATTTAACTCCCTTGTTGTTTTGAGAACCTCTTCTTCGATAATAGTATAACGAGGTTTTTCTGGATATGCGCCACTAAACGCTTTATCTTTATCTTCGAGTAGCATTTTAATTTTATTTAAAACTGTATCTGCTTGTTCTACGGAAAGATTACCGGTTTCAATAACATTCAAAGCATCAGTGAATTTTTCCAAAGCACCATCTAAATTTTTCTGTATGGTCTCTACTGCACGTTCTGGAACGATTAAATCTTTAGCGATTTGAAAGTTTTTAATTGCTTTGTTAATAACTTTATCGTCGAGTTTAAAATTAGTTATAAACTTCTCCATTACATCTGCACGATTGGTAAAGCGACTGGTAAATTCTCTTTGATTGCGCAGGAAATAAGCAAGGCTTTGAGCAAAGTCTTCATCAACGTTTAGAGTTCCTTTGCGACCTGCTTTAGCATCTAGCTCCATTGCCTTCTTCCAAACATTCATGTTAAGTCCATGTTCTGGAAGAGCAAGTAAATGAGCTAACTCATGCGGAAAGATTTGTGTTATTACTTTATTAGCCACATCAGGGTCGTCAAAATTAAATATTTTAATAACTTTTTTGCTCTGGTCAAATGTTGCCTTAACATCTGTTGTAACGTTTGCTAATCGTATAGTACCTAAATCAGATATTAAACGACCTAGTTGTTTATTTTTCATGTATATATATTTAACAGAGTCCATAATGATTTTAGGAGTTACGATTTGCGGACCATCTAACTCTTCAAGCAATTGTACTCCATTAAGGTTATATATAGCGTGTGGCACAGGTACATTTGTACTAGGAGGTATTTCTGATGGCTTAGAGGGCATCGTAGAGGCTGGTTTTTCAGGTATTTTTTCAACAATTGGCTCTACGATTGGTTTATCAGCAATTACTTCATCAATTTGTTTAACAACCGGTTTTGTTTTACTAAGATTATCTAAACCTAAATCATACGGAACAATATCATCTTCTGGATACAAAACAGTGTCGTATTGTTCCAATCCAATATCTGTGTTTTGCTTCTTAAAAAACGACGGTTCTTGCTTTTGTTGATTTATGTCGCTAATAGTAGTAGGTCTAGATGTTTCTAACTGTTTAGCCAAACCTTCAATATCGTCTAAAGGTTGCGAAGCAGGTAAAGTTGGGTCTGTTTTAAAAGTCGCACCTAAACTCTCAAGGCGATGTGCATCTTCTATTTCGTTTTCAACATTGATATAAGGTTTTGGAGCGCGTTTGCTTGCTTGTTCGTTTAAAATAACAGACAAAGCGTGAGCTTGGTTAACTTCTGTAGTTGCAAATCTATCTGATAATTTGTGATGTTGTGATAATTCTTTGATTAATTTTGGATTTTCTTCTGCCCATGTTCTCCAAAGATTTAAATATTCTTGCCATGTATTAACGTTAGTATCTAGTGGAGGTTTACCCTTGCCAAACATAGCATCGTTACTAAACTTTCTATAACCCTTAACATCTAACTGGTAAGCTTCTTCAATCGTTCTACCATCTTTTAACTTTGCATAGAAAGCACTAAATCGTTTGTCGCCTTTAGAGGATACTTCATATCCAACGTTTTTATCCCATGTATAAGTATTACCTTTTGGTTGTGCAACTGTTTCAACTTTATCACCAAACTTTCTAAAATAATCATCAAACTCTTCTTTAGAAACATTGGCTTTTTTAAGCATATTATTAAATTGGAACTCACGTCTTGGACTTCCAAGAGTTGGACCAATATTGGCTTTAAAGCCATATTGTTCATAGATATCATAATTGTGTACTGACATTTGAGGGTCGTATTTTTGTAACAATTTAAACTGTCTAACTAACTCGTCTAACTTAGCGTCATAGTCTATATTCTTTTCAAAAACAGCACCAGCGTACCTTGTTTGAACTTTAGAGTCGCCTAAATCATCCATCCACTTAGAACGATTAGGCTCTTTACGCATTCCTGTAGCATTTTCCTTCATACTCTGCAAGGCATTTTTTAAACGAGTATCGTCATAATTAGCGAATTTCTTTCTAGTGTTTGATAATATCTTTTTAAAAGCGTCTGGGTCAAAATCAAAATCGTCAATATTATCGCCAAGTTCACGTTTAGCTCTATTCATCATTTTTTGTTGTTCTTTAGCAAGTAAATACATTAACTCACTGCGTTCTTTAGTCATTTCATACGATTTACCTTTAGGTAATTGTTTACCAGAAACAGGAGTAATATCTTCTGTAAAAAACTGACCAGTTTTATCGCGTTGTGCTTTTTCTACTAATTGTTGTCCACGATAAATAGGTCTAGTATCCGGGTCGAGCCCTTGATAAGACCTATCTAATACTGCTCTGATTTCAATAGCAGCTTCTTTTGCATAGTTTGGATGCACAAATTTATTCATAATAAGAGTTTGTTCGATAGTTGTCAAATCAGAATTGACAAACTGATTTAAAAAGTTATTGGCAGTTCTCTCTGGTCTACCTCTTAACGCTTCTTTGAGTATAGGTGCGTTTTGCACAATATAAGAATATCGACTAGAACTAGAGTCCATAATTTTATTAGCTTTTTCTAATAGTAATTCTAACTTATTAACGTCTTCTTCGAAACCTTGTATGTTAGTATACGCATCGCGTAAACGGGCAATTTCATCGCGATACTCAGACAGTTTATCAAAGTATTGTTTAGACTCTACACTTTCTTCAACACTAATATTTCCCGTTTTGACCATTTCATCAATTCTATTCCACGCATCAGTTTGTTCATAGACGTTACTCATTTCTTTTTGTAATTTAGGACTCATAATTTTTCCGTTGATAGTAAATAAATCTTCTGTTTCTTGTATATGAGCCGCTTGTCTTTTTAATAAATCATTGCCAAGACGATTAGTTTTGATTTCATGCGCTTTGTCGCTTATCCAAAGCAACGGGTTTTGGCGAGCAGTTTCTTTGCTTGCAAGCGACATATCGCTATTAAAAAACTTACGCATTGGGTCTATTGTTTTAGATAAACCTTGTCCAATAGGAGTATCTGCTAGTTTTTCAATACCAGCATTAAAATATTTACCAACAGTAGCATCTCCAATTTTCTGCAACGTTTCAGGTTTAACTAATTCTAATTTAAGTTTATCGATGCCTAACTGTTTTGAAAAAGGTACGTTTTCTCCGTACCAACCAAGACCTTGTTTATATTTAAGGTCTTCAACTTTTGCAGCGCGTTTAACGCCGGCAATTAAAGAGTCAGACATGCTAGCGTCTAAACCAGAGTCTGTAAGAGCTTTTGCAACTCCTTTGTGAAACTCTGGAGTTTGCATAACTTCTTCCATTGATTTTTTAGCTATTTGTTTAGCAGTAGTTTTTGCTGCGCTTTTACCAACACCTCTAAGTAAAGGCGCAACGCCAAGCGAAGCATATGTTATAGGGTCTAAGAACACATCTCCACCAAGAGATGCTAAGAAACGTACTACATTTTCTTTGTTAAACTCTGGATTACCTTGTTCATTAGTAGTATATTTATAACCAACGTTATTTAACACGTCTGTAAAAGTAGCTTCTCCTTTTTCGTAACCTTGTCCAAATGGATTGGCCGCTTTTAAACCCTCTGTAATACCTTTTCCAACAGTTGTACTAGCATCTGTATCTGTAGCGTTTTTCAAAGCACCCATAACAGGATACAAGCCAACGCTAAGAACGTCAAATATCCTATCGACAGGATTGCGTTTGACGATAGGAGGAGTTTTGACGTTGTTTTGGGCTAAATCTTGCTCCAACGATTTTATCTTAGTATCTACCGTGGGAGTTGTAACTCCAAAACCTTCAAGATTTTTTTTAGTTTTATATGCATCGAATACGCTATTAGTTTTGAAAAAACTTCCCATAGCATAACCTCTTTAAAATTTATTTAGGTACATTTCTAGTTACATAATTCCAAATATCTGTTAATCCAATAGTTGGTTGTTGTGTATATAAATTAGAACCGGTAGTTGTTGGAGTTTGTGTATAGTTAGTTACTGGTCTCAGTGTAGTATCTCCACCACCTTCATCATAGCTGACATTATAACCTAACCCATTGTTTGCGTATGGTTGGCCAACCAATGATTGTTTAACCATTTCAAACATAGCGTTTTTAGTTGCATTAGGCAGAGCAGAGGTATTGATTAAGCCAGTAATTGATTGTATTAAAGTAGATGCTTGTGCAGGGACAGTAGCTTCACTTGCAGCTTTTAATGTTCCAAGTATCT